GTTATTTTGAGAAGTCTGTACACGAGTAAATGATTGAGAGTTGAATGTATACGACTCTCCCTGTGACAGCATTTCTCCAATCGGGGCAGGAGATAAAGATTCACCCATACCGCCAAGAAAAGCACCGACTGGTTCTGATGCAAGCATAACTGAGAAACGGGCTTTCTCCCATGCTCCCTTAATAGACGTAAATGTACATTCCAAATGATATTCATTCGCAAAGTCATTAACGACCTTATAATCAAATTTAAAGCTATTCGGTACAGGCTTGGCAAGGGTCTTGACCATGTAAGCTGTCTCTAAAGGACCCTGATTCATTGAAAACAGAGTCACATTTATACTACTGTAAGACAGCTCTGAAGCTTCAGCATAGGAAGCAACCATATAAACATCCACTTTACCGTCCGGCCAATTCGGAACATCCAGTACCACTGCATATTCTTGTTGCTGCATTTCCATAACGGACCTGTTCAGTGTACGGAATCGAAGTTCTCCGTTTGCCTGGTGCCTTACCACCACACCCATATAAGCCCTGCTGATATCAGCTATATTATTAATGGATATCTCAGCATTCTGCTTTAGCAGGATGGAGCATCTGAATTGCGAATTGGGATACAGGCCGGGGTCCGGATGCATCGAAAACAGATGTGGGGCTTTAGGATTATAGCCTGCATAATCTGAAATTCTTAACGGACTGCCGCTACCGCCAGGAAAATCCCATGACCAAGGAGACATGGGGGAACCCACAGCCGGGAGAGAACCGGTCGGAGGGAGGATGATACCGAAATTCCCATTATCAGCTTTCCACCAGGCATCGGCATCCGTCACAAACTGTTTGTTAAATTTAACGGGCTTCTTCAAAGAGAAAATGTTCACATTCGCCCGGGTCCCAAAATAATCGCTTGAATTATCTCCAACGCTACCACCGTTTGCATTCAAGGTATCACGTACATCTAAGTTGGTGAAACTGTTCGGTATTCGATTATATACAGCCATTATGCAACCCTCCTTTCTAATTGTTTAATTCTGTTTCTCAATTTGATATTTTCTTTTTCCAAAGTATGTATTCTCAACTCCGTGTCTGACTTCCATTCATAGTCTGAAAGGAGATGATCCCGCAGAAACCGGGCTGCATGCACTGCATATACATATGCACATACAGCATAGTCCATCGTTTTAAAATTACTTGTCTCATGGGTCAGTTCCGGAAGGATCTGTTCGATATACTGAGCATAACTACCCACATGGAGAAGTCCATCACGATCTCTCTTCTTGCTGTTCCAGCGGTAGTAGATAGTGGGTGAGTCTGCGATCTGATCCAATTGTAGGGTTACTTCACCCACATAGGTTTTATAACGTGCGTCGGAGCCCCAGGTTGAATAGCCGGAGACATAGTGGTTACCGGTGAAACTCCAATTACCGCCACCATAGTCCATGATATAGGATTTTCCGGTAGAACTGCCAATGCTTCCGGAGTTGGTCCACCACCAATATATGTGATCATTACTATGAACTCCCATTCCAAATACATTATCAGAAGCTCCAATTTCAATACCTCCATGTTGACCATTTCCATAGAAACTTGCATATACATTAAATCCTGAAGCACCGCCTGAGTTTCCGACTCCTGCACACACAAGGCCACCATGTGTTTCTATGTAACTTCCAGCATAAATTCTACCACTTGCATTTATACCTCCAGCAGTATGTATTGCATCGGGATGTGTACTTGCTGTGTAAATCTGCTTTCCATTATACGCTCTAATCCATGTTGAATCAGTCATATGCCATCCGCCTCCATAGCTTTCAGAATACCAACCATTTGTTCCATTAGTTCTTACCCAACCATTAGACCAAATATCTGTATTAGCATTTATTCTTCCGTAAGCATGTAATTGAGCACAAGCCCATGCTACATCATTTTTATTAGAATTATAAGCAGTCCAAACAGAATATAAGGTACCATAACTTGTAGCATCATATGTTTGAGAACTAATATACATTAATGGAGCTCCACCTCTTGAAAAATGCAAAGCGCACAAAGATGGAACATCTGTTCCACGATATCCATTAATCCATAAAGTATCGCCCCAATATGAATCAGGATTAACGCCTGTCATAGCTACTTTGACCCCCATACTATTATTGAAATAGGTTTGAGGATTCGCCTGTTGTCCGCCGACATAGTTCGGAAGTATAAATGTGGCAGATGCAGAATTACCCATAAAATGGTTACCATACACATAGTTCCATAAGTGCCCGGCATCTCCCAAGCTATAGGTAGAACTACTATAAGGTAATACACTTCCATTCACAAACAAGCTATTAGCAAAATATAAACTTCTCGCAGGTTTAGTAATGAAATGTACATATGAATCATTTTCAGAGCCTATTTTGATTTCAATACCATTATACCTGGAATAAAGGAAACCCGCATCAGCAATAAGGTTACCTGCATAGACATTTCTATATCCAGAACTATCTTTAAATCTAAAATTACCCCCATTGTCTAATTCTAAGTGACATCCTACAACTCCTGGTTGATGAAATCCGATAGAAGGAGATATAGTAGAACCATTGCCATTAATCATTAGAGATGCTTTTTCATAAGTAACTCCACTTGGCTCTCTAAAGTAACAATTAAATAATCTTCCATTAGTATATCCCCAATAACCAACTTGCTTAGCATTAGACCTAAATTCTATAATTCCATCAGCTTGCCAATGTAAACCAGTATCGCTGTCTCCAATAGCCAAACTAACAGAAGGACCACCTTCATTGTTGTTTGTTCTATTAATAAATAGTTTTCCATCTGAATCAAGAGTCATTCTATATCCATTAGTTCCAAACCACCAATCGAAACTATAAGCATTTCTGATACCGGCACCTACAGTCCATAAAGGTTTATCTGCACCTACAGCTGTATTATTATTGTAATAGCTAATACTTGATTCTTGACCATTTCTATTAACGACCCCTAATTTGCCATAAGATGAACCACTGTATCTCACAAATATACCTTCCTCACTGGTTCCATTACATCTGATTTCATAGTTGCCAAGTCCTCCTCCAAGACCAGATTGAGTGCTTTTAGCTACTGCAACATGGAACATTCTATCAGCACTTGCTTGTTGAATATATCCCCAGTCTTCTCCTTTAATATCAATGGCCTTTCTATTTAATATTCTAATAGTTCCTATTGTACCAAGTCCAGTTCCAGATATATCACTTCCAAGTTCAACGATAGAATTTTTTATTTCGGTGTTAAATACCTCTCCACTCTGAGAATTAAAATACTTAACATAAAACGGTAATCCTGTAGTACTTATATCATATATAAGGGTTTTGATACTATCTAAACTTGCAGCAGACGCCCATTTAAGACCGGCATATTTAACTCCATTATAAGTAAATGTACAAGGCTTTGGAGCATCTTCACCTTCATTTATACCATAGCCATTGTATAATACGCCAAAGTTAACATTTGTTTGATTGTACCTTTTGATAACATTAAATTGTACAGAACCATTGGGATAAATGCCATTTCCTCTTCTGTAAAACATAGTACCGCTTGCATAATTATATTCAGAATCAGCAGGACTAAGTTTACATAAAGCAACGACCCACCACCCATAGTCTGAATATATATTTTGTCCCTCAAAGTAAGGAGTTGCAACTTTATTACAATCTTCGAGAAAAGCTATACCTTTCCAATCAGTAGCCCAAGAAGAACCTTTGCCATCTCTATAATATAATCTATTATTAGTGTTATCTGTTGAAGAAGGCCCAACAAGTTCCCAGGTAGCATAACCTTCTCCCCAACCTTTCACATGAATACCTGACCACCAGTTAGAGGATGGCATGCCAGACATATGAAATAAGCCACTAATATTATAATTATCATAAGAGGTTGGAAGTATTGTGTCATTTCTTCTATCAATAACTCTTAAGTAATTAGATTTACTTGAATACTGAATACTGTTTTGGTCACCACCATACGCTAATGCATAAAGGTTGGAATCCACACTACCATCGGCCTTGAGAAATTGTGATGCGGTTCCATTAGGTGTTTTCTGATATAAATCAGGCAGTGTAATGACTCCGTTAGCCACTTCATAGAGTGTGCCGTTCAACATAATGTTTCCACCACCGATACTTCCACCGCCACCGATAACGGAAAGTCTGCCACCTTCTTTCGACAGAGTGGCCGGGTCGTAAGGTAGCAGGTCGAGAAGGGTAGGAGCAGTATAATCGCCCACCGCATTCCAGGTTGTGCTACCTGTGATCAACAGGTTACCATCCAGTTTCCAAACTCTTTCGGTCGGATCGTAATCGAGCAGGCCACCGTTTACTTTCAGACCGCCGGTGAAATTCTTTTCACCGGTAATCTCCTGAGCACCGGCAAGGGTGACGAAGGTATTCAAACGATCCTGCAAACCATTGATTTTGCTAATCTCTAAAGTGGGGATATCAGAGGCTATCAACCCTGATGCGGACGTTGCGCGACCATAAGCGTCAACGGTGAGCTTTGTGTATGTACCGGCCTTTATCCCGGAAGGAGAAAGAGACAAGGTACGATCCGCAGACAAATCACCGCCCCCGGAAAGACCGGTGCCGGCAATAATGCTACGGGTTTTATCCGCTTTGACAGATAGAGCAGTAGCAAGGGTATCCGTTTCGGAGAATCCGACCAGGAACGCTTCAAGTTCCTTCCATTTGTTGATTGTTGAGTCGGTATCTGATCCGGTGAGAAAGGTAAGCAGGGTATTGGCTATCTCTGTAACATTGCGATATCCTTCCGTAGTTGGAAGACCGGTTCCTTTCAGGGCATTAAGGTTCGTATTTACAAAGTTCTCTGTTGCATATCCGGCAAGGGCTGTACCCAGATGTGATTTGTCGATCTGTTGAGAACCACTTTTCAAGAGTGCGGTCCACATGGCGGATTCGTCGAAGCTTGAACCGGCACTGCCGATTACTGACAGCCGGCCGCCCTCTTTTGACAGGGTAGCCGGATCATAAGGCAGCAGATCAAGAAGGGTCGGAACTGTGTATGTTCCATTGTCCCAGCCGAAGGTGATGCTGCCTGAGATCAGCATATTACCGTTCAGTTTCCAAACTCTTTCGGTCGGATCGTAATCGAGCAGGCCACCGTTTACTTTCAGTCCGCCGGTGAAATCTTTTTCACCGGTAATCTCCTGGGCACCGGCAAGGGTTACAAAGTTCTCTCTGACGAAGGTCTCCGTAGCGTAGCCGGTAAGAGCGGAGGAAGTGATATAGCCTTTATCTGTGACAAATTTCTCTGTCGCATATCCGGCAAGAGCACCGGACAAATGTGACTTGTCGATCTGCTGAACACCTTCTTTACTGAGGACGCCCCACATGGCCAATTCATCAAAGTCAGAACCGGCATTGATCACAGACAGTCGGCCGCCCTCTTTTGACAGGGTAGTCGGGTCATAAGGGAGCAGATCGAGAAGAGTTGGTGCGGTGTATGTGCCATTGTCCCAACCGAAAGTAATGTTACCTGAGATCAGCATATTACCGTTCAGTTTCCAAACTCTTTCGGTCGGATCATATTCTATCAGACCACCATTTAAAGTTAACTTTTTTAGGAAAGCTTCGCCTTTTTGCGTGATTCTGTAGGGATCATCCCCGCTGCTAAATTCGACACCTCCCAGAAGACGAAGTAAAAAATTGGTTTCGTCTATCTGCTTTTTACTGATAAAGATATCTTTTAAACCATCAGTAGAAACTTTCTTTAATCCTTCATTCAACCAGTATAGCACTTCTGCCACATGCCGGTTAGAGACACTGTGCTTGAGTACTGCTTTGTCAATGTAGTCAATGAGTTCATCTATAATTTGTTGCTGATCGGCCATATCAATTAAATTGAGGTGTGAACTGTTCGGTATGTATACGGGGATTTCCTATTTCGTCCTCTGAAAGTGATCCGGTGTAGCGAACATCGGAGTCAACGAAATGAAGAGTCATTTTAATACTTTCCGGTACAGTGGAGCGTATGGCATGGGTGAGGTTGTCGGCTACGGCATTTACCCTGATGTTTCGTCCGGAAAGTCCGAGTATCTTTATGTCATCGGAAGCAAGCATATCCATTAAATGCACAAGCTCTTCGGTATTGCGATATCCGGATTCGACCTGAAGCTTGTCACGGGCAGACTGTCGCTCGCGGGCCTCGATATAGTCATCAATGCTTTCATCGTAAATCTGATAAGTGGAGTCGGACTCTATTTCAGACTCGATGTTACCGATACCGGTGACTTCAATGCGTTCATAGGCTCCATAGGAGTTGAGAAATTCAAGTAAATAACGTTCACGGGATACTGTTCCGGGAGTGATGACAATAGTACAACTTTTGATTGATCCGGAATAGATATCGAAAACAGAAGCTAACTTTTGATTAGTTTGAAACAGTTTTTGCCGGAGCCGATATAGGTTAAGGGCTACCGGCTGTCCGGCTGTTCCGGACAAAGAGGTTTCAATGCCGGCTGCAACTATTTTTAATGCACCATCCGGATAAAGGAAAGGAATAGGTAGGAGTTCGGTTTCTCGGATGGTGATGATCCGCCCGTTGGTACGGGTGGTTTTGAAGAAATTGACCGATGAATTGAGCAGCTTCCAAGTGAATATATTGCTATTTTCATCTAACAGACGGCGTAATAGCCGCTTGCTGATGCCTCCGATAACTGCTTTCAGAGAAAGAGTTTTAGTTTCTCCCTGGGTGTTTTGGACACTAATGGCAATATCTGTAGCTGAAGTAGAATCGAGCAGTAATATATCAGTGGATTCGTTGAGCAGATGTTTGGGACTGAGAATACCTGAAAGGATATCCTGAAGAAAAACAGAGAACTCACCTTCACCACTTCCGGAAAAGATGGTGCGGTCGGCCTGACGAATAGTGTAGCTGACTACTGAACTGGAGTTTATAGTCAGCTTGATGGGATTTCCGACTAAAGCGATTGTAGACGGATATATGTTTGCTGTTAAACTCATAGTGCATTGTAATTAGTTTGTATAATGGTACCGGACACAGAAGAGGTCGAAGAGCAGTACAATGCCAGGAACTCTTCCCGTTCCGGAGTGGGGGTGGTGATGAAACGGAAAAATTCATCGGTTGTAGCCCCGGAGGAACTTGTAAATTTCCGGTAAGCGGCAAGCAATGCAGTTACATTGCTTGTCTCAATTGCTGCTGTGATGGTCTTATCGTCATTCATGTTGCAAATATGATGTTTTGATCATGTGCGGCAAAGGACAACTAAAGCAGTTCTGCTTTAACGGAAAGCCCGTAAGTAATGGCATAGTGTACGCCTCCGTATTCTTTATCTTTCCAGATGATATCACCTTGAGATGTCTGCCCATTGGGAACCCGGACCTTATAGTAAAGGTCGAAACTGTAATTGATTTCTTTGATGAAGAACTCTTTGTTGGCTTCATAATCTTCTTGAGTCGGTACAGTAAACGGTATCTCAATATCCGAAACCTGATCACTTACCTCGTTTTTACGTAGCACTCCGAGCCATTGCGCCGGTGGGGTAATAGCCTTCTTCCACTCCTCGACTTGTGCCCGTATCTTGAGTTCTACTATGTTTTCACGATTATTGTGAAACGCCCATTTGTAGAGTTGCTCAATCGTTTGTATTCCTTGCTCTGCATCCAAGTCCAAATCAGTTTCCCCTACAGGGATTAGGAGACGAAGGGTACGAAGACGGATAGTAGCCGGGCGTGAAAGAAGTTTGGGTAATGTATAGCGCACTGTATCAAGGAGTAATCGTTGACCATCTATATTGATCGTTTGACTGAAATCAATATTGAGTAATTGAATTGGATTCAAGTGTACGGGAACTTCAACCGTATGATTGGAATGTCGGAGAATAGCGTCAAATCCCTTCCAAAAACGGGAGAACAGGCCATTATCACCAGTAAAGGTCATGGAGATATCAAATGTGTGTCCGTTGATGGTAATAGCTTCACCACCGGGTGTGTAACATCTTGGCGATCCATAGGGGTAGGGAGTGGATGCACGGGGCATGGAAAAGCAAAAGCATAGAGGAGTTTGGGTGTTTTGCTCCTCTGATAGTTCTACGCTGGCGCTGGAAATATTGGTATATTTGTGTACTTTTCCCAGGAGATAGGCAGGACAAACCGGTTGGTCATCGGGGTAAGAACCTTTCATCGGCAGGCATTCATCAATAGATGATATCTCCATATAACTGATGTTTGCCCCTTTATCCCAGGGGAAGAAGTCAGAGCTGCGGGCTTCACGAACTCCGGTCAGATTGTTCCGGACATAATAAAATCCATCCCATAAAGAATAGGTGAGATATCCTTTTGCTGTGTTACTTGACAAGACATGGCCAAAGGTTTTAAGAAATTTGTCGAGTGAGTCGGCAGTAGGAGTAGCTACTAAATTGGTATAAGGACCGGAGATATTGGTGGATGCGGAAAGTTTGAGTTGCTGTGCAGCGGCATAGTTGATAGCAGGCCGGGCCGACTTGAGCAGGGACCAGTTCAGTGAGGCCGGAGTTGAGATGATATCTTTGATAAATTTGAGATTAACGGTTTTATTTTTACCATCAACAAAATACACCATACCAAAGCGACAGTAGAGGGCTTGTAGGAACTCGTTAATCGTGCAATCGGGTAGAAGGTCAGAGTAATCAATGAAGCCCTTGACTATGCTGTCGGCCATGTTGTTCAGAACTACCAGACGGGAGAGTTGACGGTGGGTTGAGAATGGATTTTCAAGGACCGTATAACCGTACCGGACGAATATAAAATTGAGTATCCAAGATACTTTTAAAAATGGGCTGATGGCATAACCTTCGGGAACGGAAGTAAGGACGGGTTCGTTATTGATAAGGAATGTTTCCTGTCTGGCAGCTCCCTGAAGGGAGTAGGTACCATTCTCTAATTTAGTTATCTTGTTGATGTATTCGGGGTAGTAGGTGGTAGTTTCCGTATCGTCCACGGTCGTTGTATGTGATGGAATGGATACACAAATGGGAAAAATGGAAAGAGCATCGTCTACGATTGTTTCATTCATAATAGAATTGAGCAGGCTGATGACTCCGGTTGTTCCTCCTTCGGGACGAATAACCGGAGCAGAGAGGGAACGGAGTGAAACAGCATTCCATTCCGAGTAGAGTTCAGACTCGTCAAAACCTATATTGGATACGATTCCTCCGGATTTGGAGGCCTGTGTGATGTTCATCTTACCTATTCGGTTGTAGACACCATCGGAGACGGTGACACGGGCATCCGGGGCAGGGGAGTAGGTACTATCCGGACGATGGACATGGGTGATCAGTGAAAGGTTGTTTCGGGAGGCAGGAAGCGTGGCCGGTACGGATTGTGAGCCACGTTCGTTGTAAATAGGGGAGGTGTCTTCGATCTCGATGCTGAAATCGTTTTGAAGATCGAATATTCCTAATTGATTTTTTATCTTGAGTGACATGTGTTATTGTTTTTTACGGGTGAATGGTTCCTTTGATTTATCTGCTAATTCTTGTGCTTCGTTGAGCTCGCGAAGCACGACGTATGCTTTGAGGTATTTAAGTTTCTCAATCAGTGCATGTAACTCTTTGATCAGTTGAGCCAAGTTTGCTTCCTTATCAGTCGGTGAAGAAGTTGTCTGAGAGATACGGGAAGTACTGTTACGGATCGGATCGTAATTGCCTTCAGCACGCTGGGAAACTCGGCCACTGCGAGCATCCTGAATGGCCTGTACGACAATGGGGTAATTAATGTGGTGCTGAAGACGGGAAAGATCTTCGGCATTGATGATTAATTCTGCTCCGGATTCGGATATCAATGAGGTACGGCGAACGATTCCGGTCGGTGAATCACCTATGTAGGGAACATCCCGATAGGTCCGGCCATCATCTTCACCAATGACATCGTATCTGCCGGATGCCCATTGCTTGACCTGTACCTGAGCAGTTTTGGTACTGTCGGTATTGTTATCGGTTGCGGAAGTGGAGGAACTCCCCCCTTTAATCAGTCCTTTGAGCGTTGATTTTGCAGCGGCCAATGCTCCCATGATCAGTCCGGAGAGAACTGCGGCACGGGCTGCACCGGTTGCTCCAAAGGTTGCAACAGAGTCGGGCATGGCATAGGCTTCGGCAGCGGAACGGGCTACAGCTCCGACAGCTACCCCCGTGGCCTTGGCTATTTCAATATCAATCATCTGGCTTAGTACATCGAATAGTATATCGAGCATAGTATCAGCAAAGTTCTGCAGGGCATTTTCTTGACCTGATATCATTTGTCCGAGGGTATCGCCGATCTGTTCACCGTATTGCCGGTACTGTTGTGCCTGTTCAGTGAGCCTTTGTTTCTCCTTCCTGGCCAGTTCATCTTTTTTCTTTTGAGCGGCATCTTCAAGTTTCTTCCGCTCTTTTTCTTCATCTTGAAGACATTTTACTTTAAAGTCGAGTAGTTGTTGTTCAATGGTGCGCCGTTGATCAGCGTCGAGATTAGCAATTTTGAGAACACGTTCCAGGTGCATGATGGTTAGGTGCTCCATTGCTTCATTGTACTCTTTCTCTGTTTTCAGATTTTCATCCTTACCGGAAACATAGAGAAGTTTTAAGTCCTTTTGTTGGTTTTCATAAAGTGTCTTTTCTTCAGCGAGCTGTCGGTTCATCTGCTCTTTTTGCTGTTTAATTTTGATATCGTTGATTCGATTTTGAGCATCAATACCTTCTTTACTTTTTGCACCGGCTATATTAATGACACGTTGCAGATGTTCTAATTCGAGGGTTTCCATCCGGTCATTAAACTGCTGCTCGGTTTGCAAGGTTTCGTCCTGGCGTTTGAGATAGGCTTCTTTAAGTTCCGACTGGTGTTGAGAGTAGAGCTTGGCTTCTTCTTCAAGCTTCTTTTTAAGAAGGGCTTTGGCTTTCTCTTCATCAATTATGGGAGTTGTTATTTTGTTATTTGTAGTTTCTTCATTCGCTTTGTTGACCTCCTCTATGGCTAAAGCTGATTCACCTATCTCTTTGGTTATTTCATCTATTTTCTCAGAAATTGAGGATAAATTTTTTCGCGTTTCATTAAGAGTTTCTAATGCTTTTCCTTCTTTTTCTGTACCAAAAAGTCTGGAAATTTTAGCTGTAAGGCTATTCCGATTATATCCTTGTAAGGTATTGGTTTGGCGAATCTTCCAATATTGATCACTTTGGGTTTCTTCATCTTTTTCCAGTGTACGTTTCTGGGCATAAAGATTTTCAAGTTCTTGCTGTGCTGCTTTTAACTTGATTTGCTTTTCAAGTTGTACCAGATAATTTTTGATTGCGTCTGTATTGTTTTTCGTTAATGTTCCTTCATCGGTTAGTTGGGCATTGTAGTCTGGAATGATTTCTTTTAGATCATTTAAAGCCTTTCGACGAACATCAAGCGCAATTCCATTATCATTGATGACAGCAGTCAAAGCACGTATCTTCGATTCTTGTTGAATAAATGATTTATTGGTCTCTTCATTTACTTTTTTTATTCCTGATACAGAATCTTTCAATTCATCGTTTTTCTTTTTTAAGTTTATGAGGTAGGCTATAGCTGTGGCCGCGACTACGGCTATTATACCATAGGGGTTTGTCATCAGCTCTTTCTTAATGGCTTTTAAAGACTTTGCAATATTATTATTCCAAAATGTAACGACTTTACTGATTATTACATCAGAGTTCTTAGCAGCTGTGTAAGCTATAAGGGCAATGGTCAATAACGTAATTGCCCTTTTGTTTTCATTGATGAAGTTTAATAGTTTAATGAGTTTTCCAGTCCAACTGACAGCACCATTTGCTGCTGATATGAGGGCAGGATTGAGCTTTTCTAATAATTCAATACCAAGTTCCTGCATGCGGTTTTTGGCTTGCGATAGTTTAGCTGCCGCTGTTTCTGATTTTGTGGCGGCCTGCTCCATGGCTACGGACGTACCGGTGACTGCCTCAGTGTAGTATTTTACCTTATCGGCTTCATTGATAAGTACGGAGGCCACATTGTATCCTTCTTCTCCAAATTGCTTCTTAATCTGGGCTGCTGAGAGTTGCTTTTTCTGAAGGTTATCCAAAGCTTTCTCTAAACCAACGATTTTGGGATTTGTATCGTCTGCTCCGGTTTGTAGGGTAAGGAAGAATTTCTTTAAACCGGTACCGGCTATTTCGTCTTTGATACCTTTTTCGGCCAATGTTTCAATAGTACCCACGAGCTGTTCGATAGGAATTTCGGCAGAGGCAGCAGCTACTCCGGATTTGGTAACGGCTGTGGTGACGGACTCTACGGCTGCCGCTCCATATTTAGAGCCGGCGGCCATGACGTTTGCATAGCGTGAAGCTTGGTCGGCACCATCACCGTATTGATTAAGAGAAAGGGTTACGGCATCGACTGCATCCTTCAGGGTCATACCTGATGCAGAAGCTAATATAAGGGTCTGTTTTGTCACCTCGGCCAAAGCTTCTTTGTTGTCAAGAAGTTCGGGCTTGGCAGAGCCTACCAATTTGTAGGCATCAAGAATTTCCGTTGCGGACTGTCTAATGCGAATGCCGGATTCGGTCATTGTCGTTGACAACTGGACAGCTTGCTGTTCCAACCAGTTTATATCGTCCTTGGAAAGTCCGGTAAGAGCTTCAACATCGGCCTTGGCTTCCTCGCGTTTGTTTCGCTGTTCTCGGAGTTGGTTGAGTTTCATTGAAACTCCGGTGATAGCTGCTATGACAGTACCGATCAGACCAATATATTTGTTAATGAATCCGGAGGCACGTGACCAGATATTACCTTGTGCACCTACCTCGACGCGCATGTTGGCCTGTGCTCTGGAAAGGGCTTCAGTGACACGCCGATTCTGCTCAAGAGCAGCAGTATATTGTTTCGTTCCGGGCACTGCATTACGAAGCTCTTTCCGGACGCGGGACTGGACAGCAAGGAGTTCGTTGTAAGTTGCTCCGGAGAGGCTTTTGAGAACCCGTTCTGTTTCGGCTAACTGTTTCTCGTAATTCTGAAGAGTTCGGTTTTTTGCATCCAGTTCTTTTTTGAGATCCTGGGAGCGTTTTGCATAATCTACTTCTTTTTCGGTAAGTGACCTGAGTTTATCTTCAAGATGAGAAATACTTTCTTTTACCAGGTCTATTTTATTAGTGGCTTCTGAGCCATCAATATAAAGTTTAATACTGCGGTTTAGGTCGTTTGCCATATTAGAGACTGTTTCGTTTATCTATGTATATTCGGGTAGCATCAATCAGCATAGTGTCGAAATAATCGGTGACGATATCAGCTAATTCATTGATCCGGTTACGAATTACAGGGTCAAACCATTCGTAGGCCCGGCGGTTGCCTTCATTCTGTCGTCCGAGTGATTTGAGATTTGTATGGCGTACAATACCAGTATCTATCTCGACTCCATTAATTTTTTTGAGGTAATTCCATTTGGAACCGATGAAGCCACCCTGACCTTCGCCGGCGCCCTTGTGGATGTAGATTCCATGCCGAGGGAAGGAGAAACCAAGACGGTTGATAATACCGTATTTGTCGGTATAAGCCCGTGGCTCAAGTTCGCGGGCTATTCGCATACTGCGGCCGGCTATTCCGGCTCGTAATTGTCGGAATACACTATCTTGCCACTTTTCAACGGCCTTGTTATATGCAGTTAGTCTATCAGCATCCTGAGCCATTGAAAAGCGTTCGGTTTCTGAGACGGTTTCAAGGCGGATCAGTCCGGATGCCGGGGTATTAGTCAACTGTGTGGCTTTTCGGCGGGAGGCGTTATAGCGTTTGACTTTAGCACGAGAGGTACTTAATCTTTTATAATATCCCATCGTTAATCCTCCCAGTATGTTTGGTCAATGAAATAGGTTTCAGGTTGAGCCAAAGAGAATGTCAGTACTACACCATAGAAATTATCACCAATCGGACCAATACCATTAAATTGAATGGTATCGTCAATGAATTCTGAAATGTCGGGGTCTTGCAGGATACAGTTCCGAATTTGTTTTGCGACAGCTTTGCATTCTTTTGCTGCCTGGTTGATTGTTTCCGGACGATCAGAAACAGTGTTCTGTGCCACAATGAAAGAGAACATGTCATTGTTATTAAGCGCATCGGATTCGTTTCGTTTTGATTCAGATTCACAACCATCAACTGCAATCAGGATCATGCCGGATACGGATGATAGTTTATCATTAAAATTATATAAGTCCTCAAGTCCGAAAGCGGTGAAGAATCTGGGCTTTTCGGGTGTGTGGGCAATAGGCTTTAAGCGAATGGCAAGTGTTTTGCCATATTCAAAGTGGTTGTATATCTCCATAAAAGTCAGGGGTTAGGTTATGGAGACAAAAATAGCCCGCGGAAAGCGGGCTATAAAGGACAGGTCAGGAGAACCAGAGCGTTAAGAGGATGATACCGGCGATAATGGATATACTTTTACCAGTTGCATTCCTACTTCTTCTTACAATAGCGGTCTCGACAGTGACAAAACCTATAATAATACAAAAGTCTATCATAGTTCTTCTCTTATTCAGGTAATAAAATCCGAATTAACTCACGAAGCTGCATTGCTGCACGTTCTTTTTCTATCGGTGATGTGCCTTCGGATAATAGGAT